ACTGGAACACCTGTTTCACAGAAATGTGGGACGGTGAAATTTCAAGAAACCTTGGATCAGTAACCAATCTGACCAAGGCTCTGTCTACTCTCCTATAAGGGAGGTTCACAGACAGGTCTCGAGTTAACAAGTGGTTAACGAAAGGGTCCTCAAGCCTCACAGCAAGAGAAACTCCATTCGGATTCCACCCTAAGCCCCCTAAGAAATCAGGGACTTTTGCCAGAACAGCAACCATTGCCTTCTGGCGTTTACTCAAGATCATAACAGACTTCGGACCAACGTTGCGACAAAAGTCAACAACGTTGGCATCAGAGATATCTCTCCATTTGAATTGCGGGATGACTTTATCATCCAAGATAATCTTCCCAGCAAATTCAGCGGCAATCTTGGAAACCAAGGATTTCTCCTCGGCAATTTTACAACCAAGATCAGACATGGTAGCGCGGTAAATTCTAGCCACGTTATCATTCGAGATACACACATCATCCCCCAATATTGCATAGCAATCATTAGGGACGCTAATTGAGGCACAAATATCCTCCAATAGCAGATTGTGCGAGATGCCAAAGGCAAAGAAAGATGGGCCCAACCCAAGAGGCTGACCCCTAGTAAAAGTATGAACTTCTACTACACCATTCTCCTTGGAAAACCAAGGAGAAACAGCAATCTCACTAAATAAGTCGACAAGGCTTAAATAGTCCGATACCTCTTTCTCAGGAACCTGAATCCTTTGTTTAAGGACCGAAATCTGGTACGGAAGAGGAAAGAGATTGGTTGCATCAGAAAGATCGATCGAATGAACGGTCAAACCCTTTTGCAGCCAACTCATCACCCTCTTAACACCGGAATCTTGATCGAATGTAAAATCATTCGGTAAGCTTCGAATTACTCTACTCAAAGCCTCTTTTAGTGGCTCGAGTACTGCCTGCAAAACCCGATTTGGATTTGCAACAGCTCGTAATTTGAAGCCCGGCTCTTGTATGTAGGAAATTTTGCCTACACACAAATTAACGGATGAACTTGGGAATTTCTCCCCAAGGGTATTATTCTCATCTCCCAAATCCACCATCACTACGACAGGGACCACTCGATTAAACAATTGAGGGTACTTCTTCGTGAGACGAAGGGTTGGCCTACTGCGAACAGCAGAGGCCAGGGAGATGAAAAGATCGGTCTCTGGATAGGATTTCCCATCCGGACCTGGTTGAAACGTCTCACTTGATAGTGAGACATTAGACCAAGGACGAAAATCACCAAGAGCAGTTCGAAAACTGGACTTGCCTGAAGTCGTAACCGTCATACCCGTTTTATCAGTTGTTTCCATAGACTGGTAAAACTTCTTCCGCTGAGTCTCAGTTACCTTTTCGGCCACAAAAGATGAGTACACCATTAGCGAATTAATCGCTAAGAATGCACCTCTCCGTGACTGTTCAGCAATCCTGAATAACTCAGATACAGGGCCCTGAGGAAAACCGTCAATATTTCGACGGATCCATGGAGCAACCGCAGGGCTTCCCGCCACACGGTTGATTAACTCCACTTTCAGGGCCTTGAGCCGCTTAACGGTCCATTCAGGACCGGAGCACGACTCCCATTTCCGAATTAACACTTCTAGCTTCACAGCTAACGGCGTGTTAAGGCCGAGCGCGGACAATCGTTGTACGATGTTCATAATAGTCTAATTTATTTAGATGGTTATAACGTACACTATCACGAACTGTGATAGAGTGAAC